AAAGGAAGGGGGTAAGATCAAGTCTTGGATCCGCAGCCATCTGTAAATTCGGTTGCTGCGGATGCGGTGTCCGCATTTCTAAATTGACAAGGTCAATAAATGCGGAGTAGGCCCTCTGTACTTCCCCCACCATCCGGAATGGGAACCCCGAGAGCATGCCCGCGATTTCGTCATCCGTTTTTGAAGGGAACAAATACTTCAGTGCTTCAATGCTATCAACCCCTAACTCTTGTAAGTTACGAGTAAAAATAGACTGGTTTAATTTATCTTGTGCAGTATCCTCGTAAACAGGACCCATCCACCGCCAGGCTACAGATCGATCTCCATCTGGAGCCAAACCTAGAACGCCATCAGGAATTTCTTTTGTTTCTAATGCCGTATCAATAGCCTTCTGAAGTTTCTTCTCGTAAGTTGACTTTTGCTTTTCATATTTCGCAACAGCAACTTCATCATTTGGATCCTCGGGAGGAGCTGGGTATTTAATTCCGGAAGCGTAAGCCAATGATTTCCTGAAGATTTGCTCTTCCTGGAAAATCATTAATTCAAAACACTTGCAAATTCCATACGTATAGAGTTGCAAGCATTTTTTCTTTGCCGTTGCGCTAACACGACCGTAAGCAGATTTGATTTCAGTAGCAGTGACATTCGTGATACTCAAATCATCAATACCGCCCAACGCCAGTCGAATCTCACTTCTTAACTGCTCTGCGTACCTAGCCTGATCAGTGCTTACAGCATTTGGTGTAATAAAACCGACACGATCAGTTGGCTCCAGGTTGGCGATAACCCGAGGAACCCTCATACCACTTCCAGGTTTACCAATGTACCCAGGAGGCTGTCGATTTACGTTATCTTGTTTGTACGTGGAACTTGATAAAAAGAATTCAGATTGAAATCCTGATTGGCTTGAAATGCTAGGTCGTTGGGAAACATCAGTATCCCCGCTTTCGACAATGTCCTGCTTGGGCCTGGATGAAAGGAGAGTGGGATTACCGAAGAATGACAGGTTGGCGCGAATATTTTTAACCATCTCATCGTGTGCGATGATTTGGTTTGACATCCAATCAAATTCACCAGCCCCTTCAGTACCAAAGGCATCGGGGTTGTTAAAGACCTCAACACAGGGAATAAATTCCATGGTGTTGACAACTGTCTTTTTGTCAAATACGCCAAACTCCATTGTTGGCATATCAAACGTAATTTCCTGCTCGCTATGAAACTCTTCGATCTCCGTAGCGGTAATCCGAAGTCTCATATACCGCTTATCCGTATTCAGTCCAACACCCTGAAAACCACGAGTGGAGCGAACTTTATACGGATAGATAATGATGACTTCTTCTAGATCGCCATCCGGAGAGTAATAGGTGCGATACGAATCTTTATCGAACCAGTACAGACGATACGTTTTTTTAGTGGGGCGGATATAAAACAGTCCTTTTCCGTAGCACAAAAACCGGTCCCAAATTGAATCTAAACGGGCATCCAGCTTATTAAATTTGATTACCTGTTGAATAAAATCAAACCGTTGGGTACCAAGGTTGTCTTGTTCTGGATAAAATTCAACACCTTGCCGGATCCCGAACATGCGCATCTGGCCGAGATGCGCATTGACCAGCATCGTGTCTGCTGTGCCGCTACCATCGCGAGTTATGACTGCCTTAAGAATGTCATCGAGGGCAGTTTTATTTCCGTCGCTCATGGGTGGTTAAGGATTACTCGTCAATATCGTAGCCAACAGCAATGCGTTTTAGTGTAATTACGTCATCTTCAACCTCGAGTTCAAAACGCTCGTTTGGTTGAAGTGCCATGTCGTGACACAATTCGTCGGGAAGCGGGATTACGGCAGAGCCGTAGACATCCTGTTCAAGTTCGACGTTGTAATAGCTGGTGGACATTGGGTGATTTTATAAGTCTAGGTCCAAAATACTTTATACCACATAATCTGATTTAGAACTCCAGCTGGAGTTTCCCTCTGGTCATTAAACCATTGCACAACCAGACCAGTGAATCGACGCAGTCATCGTGAGAGCTGACGCCAAAATTAACGATCTCATCGTGCAAATACCCGAAGCGCCTGTACTTATTAAAAATGATTTTCCGTTGCTCGAACAAACCCATGATGCCACGAAACCTGGCTACTTTGTCACCACGGAAGCCTTTGATGGCATGCCAGTTCATGTTGTAGAGGCCATGGTCTCCAAGACAAATACGCTTGAAATCCGCTTCTAACGAAGCCTGATACGCGACCGCTTCAGACCAGATGTCAATATTACTACCAGTGGGGATGTACCGGGTTCCATCTTTGTGTACAATACCCCACTCCTCCATCATCTCCATCAATGATTCGAGTTTTTCCAAGTTTCCCATCATGCGAATTCTTTTGCAATCGATGATATGAATTCTGTCCCCAACACGACCACCCATTGTGAACACGGTGTAGTCATTTTGTTCTCGGATCCCAGCTGATAAATCAACTCCAACACCAAGAGAATCAAATTGAGTGGCGATGGCGCCTTTAACAATTAAATCAGGAGACAGGGATAACTCACTAGTTTGTACAATTTGATTCTGGTACTGAAAACTAAAAGCAATTGGCGCCTGTCTACGTCGATCTTTTAAATAATCTAAAGACCAAAGCGCGGGCCAATATGACAATTCTTCACCTTGCTCGTCAATCGTGATAGCCGATTGAACAATTTGTACCCAATCATTTGATGGAATGAATGTTGTGTTATGGATATCATCATGTCTAAATCTGGTGCCAAGACAAATTGCTCTTCCACCTTCAAACATGGTAGGAACAATACCGGTATTACAGTTATCTTCCATAGCCGCACGGATATCCCTGTTTTTGATATCGTCAGCCGATTTAATAGCGTCGTCAATAATGCACAAATGCGAACGCTTTGATGTCACTGCACCTTTTAAACCGGCGCAACAAACAGTAAATTCTTCTTCACCAGTAGATTTAATGCCTGCAAATTTCCAATCAATACTCCAGTATTCATTGGAGTTAATTCCCTTGGCAATTTTTACGGTTGGAAATACTTCACCATAAATTTTACTTTCCTCAATAATGCGTTTAATTGCAGCGCTCTTCGGTCGAGCAACATCAACGGTATAGGAAATATATAGAATTTTGAGCGGCTTTTTATGCAGAGCGTGAATACCGATTGCCCAAGCCGTAAATAAACCTAAAACCGTGGATTTAGCACTACCCCTGGGTGCCAGAATATCTACATTTGGTCCCGCAATACCAACCAAGCATTCACTGTCTTCTTCGGTACACAAATATTTGTGCCATTCTTTATGATGATCTGCAGGTGGTTTATCACCAACGACCTCACAAAAGTAACCAAAATCTGTTCGAGCTCTTTCAATATCTACCGTACTAGTTTGTTTGACAACACGTTTTTGTGCTGCTGCACGAGCCGTCCGTCGATATACAGAATAGATGCTGGTTGCTACCATGCCCGTAGCTTAGCGCAATTATTCTTACGACTCCTCCGCCAGGATCTTGGTCCAAACACCCATCGATGCTTCCTGGAGAGGACCCTCGATGGGATCATCACGAAAGATAGAAACCATTTCCCGCAAAGCTCGGTCAGCCCCAGCAAGAATTAAACCTTGCTTATCTAACAAGACTTTTTCGTCATTTAGTTGTTTAATAGAGCCACGAAGCTCTTTCTGGAGCATAGCGATTCGGGAAGTCCCCATGTCTTGTTTGACAATTCCCATGTCAATAGCATCGCGCAATTTAGCGATATCCTGTTGCATGAAATCGATCTCATTTTCTAACAGCGCATTAAAATTTCGTTTTTTAAATTCTTTCTTGGACCATTCATCGCATTCCACAATGCTACCTGTAAACCCGAGAAATCGGGCGTACAGGTACATTTGTATGGGAGAGCTGGCGCGTCTGCAGAAAGCAAGAAAGGATTCGCGGTCTTTATCGGTTAAAACCTGAATCCATTCCGTCATGTTCGGTACTGCTGTCGAGCTTGTTCGTAATCCCGGTTCTCTTTATAGCGCCTAAACATCTCTTGTTGCAAGTCTGTGAGACGAGTTTCCTCGCCGGACTTACCAAGTGTTGCTCGCTGTTCTTGACCAGTCAACCCAATCTGACGTTCTTGACCAGTAAGGAGCTGGGCTTGGGTTTGACGTGCCTGCTCACCAGTCAACCCAATCTGACGCTCTTGGCCAGAAAGGAGCTGGGCTTGGGTTTGACGTGACTGTTCACCGGTTGCTGCGATACCAAGACGCTCTTGTTCCCCAGTAGCAGTGATGCCCAGTCGTTGTTGTTCACCTGCCGTTATGGTTCCGAGACGTTGTTGTGCTCCCGTTTCCTGGATCAATCCAGTTTCACCAGCAAAGCGTTGGGCTTGGGTTAAACGCTCCTGTTCCCCAGTCGCAGTAATACCCAGTCGTTGCTGCTCACCTGCGGTTATGGTTCCGAGACGTTGTTGCGCTCCAGTTTCCTGGATCAATCCCGTCTCACCAGCATAACGTTGGGCTTGGGTTAAACGTTCTTGCTCACCAGCTGCTGCGTAGCCAAGGCGCTGTTGATAACCTGTTGTTTCAACAGTTTTGCGTTCTTGTTCACCCCTGCTAGCAACAGTTGCACGCTCCTGCTCACCAGTTGCGGCAATACCTAGACGCTGTTGGTAACCAGTTGTCTCAGCAGTTGCACGCTCCTGCTCACCAGTTGCTGCAATACCGAGACGCTGTTGGTAACCAGCTGTTTCAGCAGTTCTACGCTCTTGTTCACCAGCAGCCTCGTATCCGAGACGCTGTTGATAACCTGTTGTCTCAACAGTTCTACGCTCTTGTTCACCTCTGGCAGCGGCAGTTGCTCGCTCCTGCTCACCCATTGTTGAATAGGTAAGTCGTTGTTCAGCACCTTGCGATTGGTACCTGCGTACATCTTGCCCCGCAAAGAACTCTGAATTCGTGCGGTCAAGTTGAGCCCCAAGCTCCATGTTGAGCCGTTGCTGAGCAGCGCTGGTCTCATTCAGTGCAATTTGGGATTGCAACGACTGGGTAGGGACCGGAGTCGGCGGCGCTGGGGGCGGCGGCGGCGGAGAATAAACAATAGTAGGAGGTGGTGGTGATCCGCCCATGGGTCAACAATCTTTCTTAATTAAGTTTAACTCAACCGACTTGTCCGGCAAATCTAATGACCTGACCACCGTAGCGGTTGGCAGCGTCCTGTTGAG